ACTTGAAATCCATTAATTTGTTAAAAAAAATAAATTTTGATATACGTTTTATTGATGAAAGTCATAATGGAGGTTCAACTGATTTAGCACAAAAAATATTAGAACATTATGGTAAAAATTCTTTTACAGTTCAAATAACAGCAACATATTTAAAACCAGTTAATGATTACAATATTAATAAAGAATATTGTATTTTATGGGATTTAGAAGATATACGATTATGTAAAAATATTGATAATATTATTAATTATAATAAATTAATTTATAAACATGGAAATGATTTAAAAACAGTTTTAGATAATCATACAAATGAATATATTAAAAATGAATATTCAAAATATCCTGAATTACAAATTTTAACACATGAATTAAAAGATGATATTAAAGAAGAAATTATTAAAGAAACAAAAAATAATGATTATGGATGGTCATCAGAATCATGTTTTTTATTAAAACAAGGTTTAAAAGACAATAAAAAAATATTTATGAATGAATTTCAAAATGAAAATGAAAATTTAAAAATTTGGTATTCAATTTTTGGTAAAATGAATAAATTCAATATACCTAATGAGGAATATCCTGATGAAAATGTATTTATAAAAAGAATAGAAAAAATATGTAAAAATCCATTAATTAATTCAAGGTCAATTGATGAAATGAATTTAAAAAATGAACCAATGATTATAATGGCTTTTATACCTCAAAATAATGTTAATTTAATATCAGAAGCAACAATAAAATTATTAACAAAATATAAAGTTATACCTGATTATGTTATAATAAGTATTAATAGTAAAACAACTAATGATCCTAAAAAGTTAATTGAAGATGCAAGAATTAATGCAAAAAATAATAATAAAAAAGGTGTTTTAGTTTTAAGTGGAAAACAATGTAGTTTAGGTGTTTCAATTAATAATTGTGATATTGTAATATTGTTAAACAATACAATATCTTTTGATATGCTTTTTCAAATGATGTTTAGATGTATGACTGAAGGTGAAAATAAAAAATGTGGTTTTGTTATTGATTTAAATATTCATAGAGTAGTTGAAACATTTATAAATTATAGTTCTTTAATTAAACCTAATAAACACCCTAAAAAAGCAATAAAATATATATTACATGAAAAAATTATAAATTTAAATTCAGATCATTGGTTAAATACAACATCTAATGGTGTTCATAAAATAAATGATATATGTGAAAAAATGTATAATTTATATTCATCAAATATAGAAAAAGCATTATCAAATTTTTTAAATAGATTATCATTTAAAAAAATTTTATTAACAAATGAAGATAATAAAATTTTTAATACTATTTTTAACAATGTAAATCCGTCAAAAGAACAAATTGAAAAAATTAAAATAATGATTGAGAATCCTGATGATCCTAATAATTCTAATGTTAATAAGGGAATAAAAAAAGATAAAATAGAAATAGAAAATCCATCAATTGTAAAAGAACCAGAAGAAAAACCATTTAATTATATGGATGTTTTAAAGCATATTATACCTTTAATATGTTTATTAACAATACATGATAAAGAAACATCATTTATGGAGATGTTTAATTTAATTAAAAATAATGAATATATATATAATATTTTATTAGATCAAACAAAAAGTTGGTGGGGAAATAATATTGATTCATCTATATTAAAACAATTTATAAATGTTTATACAAAATATATAAAAGATGACAAAGAAACAAATCAAATTATAATAACCATAAAAGAATTATTTATAAAAAATGTAATGAATAGTAAAGAATTATCATTATTAATTGATAAATATTTAATACCACAAGAATTAGAAAAAAAAACAAATGCAGAAGTTTCAACACCTCATTCATTAAGACAAGATATGTTAAATTTAATACCATTAGAATTTTGGAAATCTAAAAAAAAAGTTTTTGAACCATGCTCAGGTAAAGGAGGATTTTTGATTGATATAATTGATAAATTTATGAATGGTTTAAGTGATATTAAAGATGAAAAACAAAGATATAAAGTTATAATAGAAGAATGTTTATATTTTAGTGATATAAATGCAACTAATATATTTATATGTAAGTTATTATTAGATCCATATAATGAATATAAATTAAATTATAATGAGGGTAATACATTAGATATAAATATTAAAGATAAATGGAATTTAAATGGTTTTGATGCAGTTATAGGAAATCCACCATATCAAAATATAAATAATAATAAAGGTATTGGAAATACTTTATGGGATTACTTTGTAAAAAAATCTTTAGAATGTTGGTTAAAAAAAGATGGATATTTATTATATGTCCATCCAAGAGGTTGGAGGCAATACAATAATAAAATTGGTAAATTAATGTTATCAAAACAAATTATACATTTAAATATGAATAACATTAAAAAAGGTTTAGAAATATTTAAATGTTCAACAGATTATGATTTTTACTTAATTAAAAATATAAATTCTTATAAAAATACAATTATTAATGATTATAAAAATGAAATATATGAATATGAATTAAATAATAATATTGAATTCATACCTAATCACAGTATAAATATGGTTTATAAATTAATAAATAAATGTGATGATAACGGATTTATAAATGATCAATCAACTTATGAAAGTCGTAAAAAATGGATGTCAAAAAAAGAAACAAATGAATATAAATATCCATGTATTTATAGTATTAATTCAAAAAATGAAATTTCAAAAATATGGTCATGTGTTAATGATAAAGGTCATTTTAATGTTATAAAATTTATTTTTTCAAATGGGAATGGATATATAAAAGATATACATGGTTTGTATGGTTTAACACAATGGGCATATGCATTTAAATGTAATATTAGTGAAATGGACGATATTGAAAAGGCTTTTAAAAGTTCTAATTTTAAAAATATAATAGATGCAATAAATTTAACGTCAAATAAATATAATTATAATGTAATGAAACTATTTAAAAAAGATTTTTGGAAAGAATTTATTTAATTATCTATATTTATGGATGATTTAAAAAATATTATCTTAAAAATGCATAATGATAAAATAAATTTATCACAATCAATTGATAAATATTTAATACCACAAGAATTAGAAAAAAAACAAATGCAGAAGTTTCAACACCTTATTCATTAAGGCAAGATATGTTAAATTTAATACCATTAGAATTTTGGAAATCTAAAAAAAAAGTTTTTGAACCATGCTCAGGTAAAGGAGGGGTTTTAATTGATAAATTTATGGATGGTTTAAGTGATAAAGATGAAAAACAAAAATATAATAAAATTATTTTTTTTTATTAATTTTATGTTCATGATGATAAATTTCAAAATTATCATGTTCATAATCATCATTTTTAAATTTAAAATTACTCATTTCTAATTTTGGATATGGTTGAATATTACTAAAACAATGCCTTTTATTATTATAACCTTCATAAATCATTGTATATTTTTTATTTAACATTACTGGTTCTGGAATACCCATTAAATCAAAATTAATATAATTATCTTTATGATATTCAAAAAGATATGTTTTTCCAATTTCTAATTCTTTTAATTCAATTATTCTTTCAAAATTATTAGTATTATTATCACACAAAGAATTATCCATAATATATTATAAAAACACTTTATTTTTTTTTCAATTTTTACAACAAGTTTATTTTTTTTTTATGTCTAATAAAATTATGTGTAAAAAAATTATTATTTTTGGATTCCCACATTCAGGAACAACAATTTTAAGAAATATAATAGGTCATATTAAAAATGTATATGATATTGTTGATGAAATTAAAAATATTGATGATAATGTATGTTATGAAAATTATGAATATGTATTATGTAAGTATCCATATTTAATAAATGAAAATTTATTATTAACAAAATATTCTGATTACATTAAAATATTTATTATTAGAAATCCATTATATGTTTTTTCATCATTAAATAAAAGGTTTAAAGATGAAAAATTAGATGTAAATCACAATGTTGCAAAATATATTGAAACTATAACTCAATTTAATTATTTCAAAAATGAAAAAAAAATTAATAATTTATTTTTAATTAGATATGAAGATATGTTTGAAAATAAATTTGAAAAGTTAAAAAATATGTTTAATGATATTGGTTTTACATATAATGATGATATATTTGATAATTCAAAATATGTAAATAAAGTTCAACATTGTAATAATTTAAAAATACCAAAAACTAAACCAACAGAAAAAGAACATGCTAAATATAGATTATTTCAAGTAAATCAAAAATTTGAAAATAATAATGATGTTAATAAAATTTTTTTAACAGATGAACAATATAAAATTTTAACATCAAATGAAAATATTTTAAATATATATCCTGATATTAATCAAACCAATGTGTTTTAATATTGATTAATTTTTCTAATTTTTTAACATCCTCTATAAAAAAGGATTTTAATTTTTCTATCATTTCAGAATCAATTTCTTCAGAGTAAGAACTTATAAATTCTTCTGTATATTCAATATTATTTTTTTTTTCTAAATTTAAAAAAGTGTAAATTTTATTATATGATTCATTCATATTAATCTTAACTTGTTCAGATATTAAGAAACACATATTTTGTATTGGAAACCATTTTAACATATTTGTAATTTGTTCATAATATAATCCTCGTTGTAAAAAATGATAAGAACTTGTATATAAAGTTCTATTTTCATTTATTCTAAAATTTAATTCTTCATCAATACATTCTTTAAATGATTTTTTTTCACCCCATTTTGTTCTTAACATATTCCAACTTGAATAAGCTCTATATATAGGATTACGTAAAAAAAATATTAATTTCACATATGGATTTAATCCTTGTATAATAGAATGTGTTTGTGTTAAATACATTAAATCAGGAGTTTTTTCACCAACCATTTTTTTTGTATAATCAAAATGTTTTTTATACCATGAAAGACCATTATTAATAAAAATATCAAAATAATGTATTTCTTCTGGATGTAAATAAATATCATCATGTTTTGATAAATTTAACATCGCAGCAGTAGTTCCACCTTTTTGTGTTCCAACAATGATAAAATCAACAACTCTATATTTTAAAATAGGATTATATACAATATTATTTATTTTTTTAATCATTATAAAATTTTTATATTTTTTAATTTCTTTATTATTTTCAAAAAATGAAAACAATTTTTCAGGTATAATTAAAAATCCATTTAATAAAGTCATATTCCATAACAATTTTAAATTTTCTTCTTCTTCATTCTGTCTTGCAAATATAACTATTTCAAAAAATGGTGGGTTAAATAAATGACCATTCGAAACATAATGAATTTTTTTATTACATTTATATGGTTCTTCTTTATCAAATATATCTAAGCAATAATTTTTATCACAAAATATAATATTTTTAGGGATAGACATATTATATTATATTAAAATTAAATTATGATTAAGATTATAAATTATATAATATAATGATTCAAAAAATTAAAAATTTATGTAATGTTCCATCAACAGGATTGTTAGGAACACAAAATGAAACATATATAAATGATGAATTAAATAATTTTATTAATGCATATGAAAATAATATTTTAGAAGAAAAACATTATGAAGTTTTTAAATATACACCTGAATTAGATAAAAAATATGTAAATATTGTTTTTAATACAATAGAATTATCTGGTAAATATAAAAATAATATTATTAAAAAATGTTTCAATCACTTTATATTCTCATATGAATATTTTTTATCATATGATTTAGACACACGTGATTATATAATATATTTAACTGAACCATCTGAATTAAAATTATTAATTGATAAATATATTTATGATTTTACAAATGATGAAATTATAGAAATATTAATTAAAAATGTTAATTATAAATTAGATGAATTAACAAACAGATTATCAACTTTAGATTCTTATTATGAATATAATGTATGTGATATAATTAATGATATAATTGTGTTAAAAATATTATGTGATAAAAAAATATTGTTAAAAAAGCATATATTAAAATTAAATCATTTTCAATTAGACTGGTTATTACAATTAAATTATGAAATACCAACATTAGATGAATTTGTTAAATCTAATTGTGATGAAACAATCATATCATGGTTGTATGGTAAAAATAATTTATTCATAAATACTTACAATATTATAACATATTCAAATATTTTAAATGCAATAATTTATCAAAACTATTTAAATGACCTTCAAATTTCTGAAAATTTATTTGGTTCTCATAATAATGAATATGAAGGTTTTGATGACGAAGATTGTAATAATAAAATTTTAAACTATTTAAAAAATCCGCCCTTGTCACCAATTATTGAATATGAAATTATGATAAGAGAATATGAAACAATATATAATATTTATAATATTAAAATTAAAAATTTTATAAATGAAAATATTGTTAATAATGTAGAGATTGGTAAAAGATTTAGTTTAAAATATGATGTTTGATACATATAAATGATAAGATAAGGTGTCAGCTAAATCATCTCTTTTTTTATGTGATTGATAAAATAAAATATTAATTGTATTTAAAGCATTGTTATTCATTTTTTTAATAATTTCATCAATGATTAACACAATTATTTTTTTTTTATCTTTTGTTTTATCTAAATTAGGTATTGAGGATTTATTGATATATTTAGATAAAAAATCTATGTTTGTTTTAACACGTGCTGATATAAATTTTACATCATTTATAATATTTTCAAACTGTTTCATTTTAAAAAATGTATAAACAATTACTGAAAAACTTTTTGAATGAGGATTTGTGATTCCAAGTTGATTTTCAATATATACATTAATTTTATCACATTTTTTAATGTTATAAATATTATTTTTACATTCAATATCATATGGATTAACAAGTTTTATATATAATTCATTTAAATGTTTTAATAAATTATTTGAAATGGTTGTAAAACTATTATCATATTTAATATTAGAAGATACCCTTTTAAATAATTTATGATTTAATTGTTTTTTTTTATGTGTTGCACAATATCCTTTTTCATTAATATCATAAAATAATGCTTTTTTATTACATTTTTTTTTAATATCAATACATTCACATAAAAGTGTTTTATTTGTAATATCAATAACATTCCATAAAATTATGTTTTTATCACATGCCAAACAATATGCAAAATTTTTAATACCAATATCAAAAATTAAATTATAAGTCATATTATTAGTTATTAATTATTTATTTTTAATATTAAATAATTAATATCATTAAAATAATAATTAAATAGTGATAAATATTATTCCATATTGATTTCCATGAAAAAATACTTGATGATTGTGGTGTTTCCATATTATTTTGTTA